TAATCCAAGGAAAATCCGGTGTCTATAATTGGATGGGATACCACTTGGGTATGATGTATGACCGGCTGCTCTGCTGGCTATATCATATCCATTTATTCCATGGTATAATTGTCCCATTTGTGCTAATGGTCTATTGAAATACCCAGATGACTGTAATTCTTCTCTGATTTTATTTGATATATAATTTTCTGTGATTTGATGTAATTTCATGTTAATCATCATTAGACGGTGTTATACCAGGTTTGGTTTCACCTGGTTTTGATTTTACATTTTGTTTAAATCCTCTATCTTGTATTTCGAAATCTAATGGTTGTTCTGGTCTTGAAATTTCTTGAATTTCATTTAGATCTTTGTTGAATCCTTCATCTTTTTCTGACCATTCTTCCAGATTGTCTTTTAATTCTTTTATTATTTTTGGTATAAATTCTAACGCTTTACTTCTTTCATCTGCTGGTATCGCTTGAGATATCATTTCTTTGCTCATTGCGTCAGAAAAATTAGGATCGTCTAGATATTTATATGAATGAACTTTATTAAATGCTCTACATATACCATCGGCGTGCGTTAAATCAGCAGCTTTTAACATGAACATTTCGTTGATGTGTTCATGTAGATATCCAAGACTTCTTGATTCTGGTGGTTCATATTGTGTTTTATCATGTGCTGCTAAACCGAGTTTAGCATCATGATTAAGCATTGATTTAATTGCTTCTACTAGCAATTGTTCGTTTTCATTTAGTGGCATTGTTTTCTCCAATAATTTAATTGTAAATTTGAATGATGAATAATCAGAATATTAGGTTTAATGTTTTTGACCAAGTTCAAATCATAACTACTAAGAATGTACGTTATTTATCGGCTCCGCCTGGTTCTATTATATCTCCTAAAGGAATATGGCAAGTATCAGCAGCGGTCGGTGGAGAATTATTGTTGGTTAAAGGGAATGTAATTATTAAAATCCCGACATCTGATGTTTTGAAAATTGTTGATTACGATGTAAATGCTATTGTTAAAGAATTTGGGAGTTTGAGTGATTATGGCGAAACAAGAAAAGAAGACGTTGATCAAGACCAATAATTTAGATGATCTCCAAAAATTATTATCCAAAGAATTTGGAGACGGAATTGTAATGCGTGGACGTGGATCTATTGTTAAAGTAGATGCTTTCCCGACTGATGTTGCTTCAATAGACATTGCTTTAGGTTGTGGTGGAATACCGCTTGGCAGGATAGTAGAATTATTTGGTGCTGAGAGTAGCGGGAAAACAACCACTTGTTTGCAATTTATATCAGCCTGCCAAAAACATTATTTCTCTGAAAAATCTAGATATGGTGTCGCGGCATTTATTGATGCCGAGCATGCTCTTGATCCGATATGGGCCAGTAAAGTTGGTGTGAATTTTGATGATCTATTAGTTTCTCAGCCAGATAGTGGTGAAGAGGCGTTAACTGTTGTTGAAAGAATGGTCGATTCTGGGTTGGTTGACTTGATTGTAGTTGATTCTGTCGCTGCTTTAACTCCAAAAGCTGTTTTAGATGGTGAAGTTGGCGATTCAACTATGGCTGCTTTGGCACAATTGATGTCTAAGGCCATGAATCGATTGAAGGGCAAGTGTAATCATTCTAAAACTACTGTTATATTCATTAATCAAGTTCGTGAAAAAGTTGGTATTGTGTTCGGAAACCCCGAATTGACACCCGGAGGAAGAGCTTTGAAGTTTTATGCTTCAATTCGTGCTGAAGTGAAAAAAGGAAGTCCTATTAAACACGATGATGTGATTGTTGGTTTTAGACCATCAATTAAAATTATAAAGAATAAAGTAGCTCCACCATTTTTAATTGGTGAGTATGATATTTGTGTTGGAATGAAAGAGAGACCAGTATTCGGCATTGATACAGTTGCTTCTTTATTAGATGTAGCTGTTTCTAAAAATATTGTTACTAGAAATGGATCATTTTTTATATATGGTGATTTACGATTAGGTAATGGGTTTAATAATGCCACGAAATATCTTCGATCTGATAATAAGGTTTTGACTGAACTTAAAAGTAAAATATATGATCAGATCTGCTATCAAGAGCCAAATTTTATAGAAACAGATAGTCAGAATGACTCCGTTGATTCTAATAATTCGGATTCATTTGACTCATCTGATGATGATGATCCATTAGGAGAGACTATTCAATGAGTTCTCCAAAATATGAAATAAACGAGGTTGTTTATTTAAAAGAATCTGCTGCTATTGGTTTTCTTGAGTCTGTAAGGATTTCTGGGATTCACAGATTTAATGATACTTGGATTTATACTATAGTAGCCGGTGTCAATAATCCACAACATCCTCCTGTTTATGGTGATCGTATATCACATGTTAATAATCAAACACTTTATTTTAGTGAAGACGAATTCGTTACTCATTGCGATGCATTATTACTTGCGGAAGCTAACGCTCTTAGTGTATTGAAACAACTTCAATCACAACGAGCGTCTATTTGCACTGAATCTGATCCTACTGGTGCTTCTTAATGTCCGATACATTGGCTAAATTAAAAGAAGTTGATAAATCATCTGATGATACCGAGAAAGTTGATAATGAGGTTAAAGTAAAGCCTTTTAAGCATTTTCAAGAAGAAGCTATTATATCTATTGCTTTAGATCATCCTGATTTCTTTTATGCTGTAGCACAATTTATAAAACCTGAGATGTTTTCTAGGCTTGAGGCAAGATGGGTGATTTCTGAAATTTTGAATTTATATGAGAAATTTAATGCTATACCAACTAGACCTATACTGAGAGAATATTTAGAAGGCACATTAACTGAAGACGATCCTTTTGAAGATATATTGAAATTAGTTGATAGACGATCTGATTATAGAGAAGTGCCAATTGTTAAAGATCTGTTGCTTAAATGGGCAAAGAAAAAAGCTTTCGGCATGCTATATAAGCCGGAAGCTATATCTGCCTACAGAGATGGTAATTATGAATACATTGAGAATTTGTTTAATGAAGCAAATAAAATAGTGGATGTTGGTGATAACACTGGATTTTGGTTTTTTGATAATCTTGAATTATTATTTCAACCAAATATTGTAGAACATAGAACTACAGGTTTTCCGAGATTAGATCGGTTGTTAAATAATGGTGGTCCATCACCGAAAGAAGTATTATGTTGGATGGCACCGACTAACGTTGGTAAATCCATATTACTTTGTAATAATGCTATATCTTCATTGAAAGGTATTGGTTCTGGTGGTCATATAGGACAAGATGTTTTATTGATCACGTTCGAATTAGACGCAATTAAGACTGCTATGAGATGCTTAGCGTCTGCTGTGAATTTACCAATTGACCAATTGGATCAGCATCAAGAGATTGTTCGACGTACTGTTAGGTCGATGAGTACATCTTATAATAAGAAGTTTTATATTTATGAAATGGCTCCAGATGAATGCAGTGTTAATCACATTTATGCTTTATTATCTAATCTAAAGCGTACAAAAGGATGGAAACCAGATGTTATAATTATAGATTATATGGATTTGATGATGAGTAGAGTAAAGAAATATAATGAGAAAGAATATGAACGTCAAAAACACGTTGCTACTGAGATTCGTGGTTTAGCTAAAAATGAAAATGTTTTAGTGTTTACTGCTACTCAGACCAATCGTGGTGGAATGGATGGTGGTTTAATTGATTTAAATAAAAGTGCTGATAGTTTTGGAAAACAATTTCCATTGGATTATGTTATAAGTCTAAATCAATGTATGGATGAACGTAAATCAGATCCGGCTCAATTACGATTTTTTGTGGCTAAGAATCGTAACGGTCCTAAGCATGATACTATAACATGTGAGATTAATTACAAGACGATGGTTGTTAATGAGGCTAAAATTCAACCGGCTTTGATGACTCCGTCAGTTGAAAATAACGATGATGACGATGAAGATGATGGTAAAGCTAGAAAACGGAAAAGAGGTCGAAGATGAAATTGAGAATATTAATAGAAGTTGATGTGTCAAAAACTATTGCTGAGACAATGGAACGTAACGGTTTTGAGGTGACTCAGGATGGTTCAGCGATGCAAATAAAAATTCCTAATACACCGGCTATTCCTCAACGTAAGACTAATATCACTTTTATTAAAGATTCAAATGTTGATATATTGATTAATAATTCGAAAAGTACATAAATCATCGGTAAGATTTTGTAAAGATCGATCATTTGTTTTAATTGGATAACACGATGCCTCCTAAAAGTTCTAAATTGCTACAAGAAGAATTACGATATGAATCTCTTGGCAACAATGAAACTCTCCAAAATCTTGCTCCACAGACACAAGATGATGGTCCGGTTAGAATCCGTGAAATTCCATGTTTAAATGACTTTGTTGCTTTACTATTATTCAGAATACAAACCAATATCGTAATGCCCGATAAAAAACAATATCGCAATGAAGGTATGGTGGTTGGTGTTGGTCCGGGTTTAGCAGATGGTAGTGGTAATAGAGTAAAGTCGCAGTTGAATATAGGTGATGTTGTTTTGTTTAAAGATCAAAATATTGTATTAGAGTTGGAGTCAGATAAACCTCCATATAATGGCCATAAAGTTGTTATCATTTCAGAGAGAAGTTTAATTTGTAAATTACCTCCGGTCCCTTTTATACTTGATAATGTGAGAGACTAATGCCTCGCTATGATTATGAATGTCTTGATTGTCATGAACAGGCATTAAGTCGTTATAAACGTCCTCTTACATCGGATGAGTATGATGAATTAGTGTTGTTTGAGACTTCACATAGTGCATATCCTACAGATAGTGAATTAATTGAAGCCACAACATGTCCTAGATGTGGTGGCACAAACTGTACTAAATCATTTGTTAATACGAATGTAATTGGCTATATTAGAGGCAATGGTTATCTTGATAAAGCCGGTACTAGACGTGATATGAACTTATATCATTTGATGCATGATGATCCATATTCTGAATATCGTGTTCCCGGCGAAGTAGATGAATTGAAAGCTAAATTGAAGCGGGCTGGACAGCATGATCCAAAACGCAAATATTTTGATGTAACAACATCGGACTCAGATAATATTATCAAAAATTGATTGAATAGTTATGTTGTTTTCGGTTAGTGTATTATGATAATGTGGATGCTGCTTACCTTTACACTTTGTTTGATCATCAGACTGGTTATCCCAGGTGTGCCGGATTATATGTTGATGATAAGATAGTTACTTATGATTTATACCGTCCTGGTGCTGGTAAAAAAATTAGAATC